GAGACTGCGGTTGCAGACATCAAGGATACCGTTACAAAAGCCTTTAGCGACCTAACTGCAGTAGTTCAGGCACAAGCCGAACAAATTGCAGAACTACACAAGTCAATTGCAGCAGTAAAAGATGAGGTAACTGCTAGCAAAGACGTGTTTAACGAATTTGGAAAGAGAGTGGACGCTGTAGAAGCAGACACCGCTTTCCGCAAGTCTGGCGATCTCGGCGAGATCGTACAGGAAACTCAGCCAGAACAGGTTGAGAAATCCCTATGGGGCGGTCGTTTCCTCAAAACTGCCGATTTATTCAAATAAATTAAAATCACTTTAGGAGGTGAACAATATGTCGGAAAAAGAAATTATTAAAAATCAACCAGGAACTTCTGGTAACCTAGGAGGAACTGCTCCTGGTCTATACCAAGGACAGGGTGCATTTGCATCAGGTTCTGACGATGGTATCAACGTTCCAGGTAATTACGCAAATGACGGTGCAATCGGAAACATTCCAACTGCATTGACAGGTGTGACAAATGGTGCAAACGCTGTTAACCCTTCGGGTGAAGCAGGTAGCGGTATCCTTCGTCCAGAGCAGGCAAGACGTTTCATTGATTACGTATGGGATGCTACTGTACTCGCCAAGGACGGTCGCCGTGTGACCATGAGAGCAAACACTATGGAACTTGAAAAGGTTAACGTAGGAGAGCGTGTGATTCGTGCTGCTGCACAGGCTGTTGGTGACTACACTAACGCTGGTGCATCATTCACAAAGGTAGAACTTACCACCAAGAAGATTCGTCTTGACTGGGAAGTATCTGCTGAAGCACTTGAAGATGGTATTGAAGGAGGTGCTCTTGAGGACCACCTAGTACGTTTGATGACAAACGCATTTGCGAATGACATCGAAGATCTAGCGATCAACGGTACTGGTGACTCAGGAGACGGAGCGTTCCTAGGAATTATGAACGGTTTCGTTAACAAGGTTACAACCAACGGAGATGCACACGAGTCAGTTGTTACTGTAAGCGACAACGCTTGGACCCCAGAGGTCATGCAGGACATCATCTTGGCAATGCCACGTAAGTACCGTGCACTTAAGAACAACCTTAAGTTCTACGCTGGTACTGACGCATTCCAGGGAATCATCAAGCACAACGGTACACTTGCAGACGCAATTGCTGAAGCATTCGCAGGAACTCCTGCAGGTACCCCTGCTAACCGTCAGGCTTACCTAGACGGTAACGGACAGACATTCGGTGGAGCACGTACTACTCGTGTTCTCGGAATTGATGTACAGGAAGTTCCTTACTACCCTGCAGGTTATGTAGACCTTACATTCCCTCAGAACCGTATTTGGGGTTTCCAGAGAGACATCACTGTCAACCGTGAGTACAAGCCAAAGAAGGACACAATTGAATACACAGTATTCGTCCGCTTTGGTGTACAGTGGGAAGAAGAGGATGCAGTAGCATTCGCTGACGCTGGTTCAGACTCATAATCTGAAACACCCTTAAGAGGGGGCAGGGCTTAGGCTCTGCCCTCTTTTTAATTTTTATCTGTTATAATTATTGTTTAGGAGGTTATTATGTCAGAAATTAATAACAAAGAAAACCTTTTCTCATTTTTGTCAGAAGACAAGCAAGACGTAGATCTATCGTTTGCCGATGAAAATGTTGAAGACGTATTGGTTGATCTAGACCAAGAAGAAGTCGTAGAAGAAAAGAAGGAAGAGGTTGTAACCCTTCCAGAGCCAAAGACAGAAAAGACAACTGTAGATTCAGTTGAAAATAATGTTGTAGGAACATCTACAAAGTCATCAAAAACCACAAAGAATCCAAAACTTACCACAGTAAAGAAAGACGGCAAGCCAGAAAAGGTTGCTATCTATTCTTCAAAGAATGCTTCTTGGAACGGTGTTGGATCAGTCTATCGTGGATATAACATTGTTTTGCCAGAAAACGCAGAAAAGTGGCTAACACGCAATCACATTCGCCCTGCAACTCCAGAAGAAGTTGCCAAGGAGTTCGGTCTCTAAATGGAAGTAATGAGAGTTCCACCTTATCCTTTAACTACAACCTGGAATTTGCCAGATAACAACTATGACTATATTGTCTATGTTGAGGATTTGGTGGACCACTCATTCGAACAAACAACTATCACCTCTAGTTCTACAGGTGTTGTAACATATGTAGTTCCTGCAGACAAGGTGCAGTTTGACAGACAGTTTCTAATTAGATTCTATGACGAAGAGTTTGAGCACATAATCCTAGAATCAAACCTTGACATCATTAGACCATACACAGATCCCACGACACTAGGAACTACTGCATCAGAAATTGCGGAATACAAAAAGTGGGAACTCATAGCAAGATCACTAATTGACACATATACAGGCATTGGCTTCTATAACCACAAGTCTATTTTGCAGGTGCTTGGAAACGGACTAGACTATATGCCAGTATGGCGTGACGCAAATCGTGTTCTAAAGGCATATGAAAACAATGCCATGATATTCAACGGCGAAGATACAACAATCCTGATCACAGATTTTCAAACGACAGGAACAGACACTGTTATAGAAACAGATAGATCTCACGGATATGAGGTTGGAGACTCCGTAACTCTTGCAGGATTTACCGACACAGCATATAATGCCACGTATTCAATTCAGGAGATTGTGTCTCCAACAGAGTTTAGAATTATGAACATGACAGAGCCAACTCTTAATGGCCTAGAAACTGTAAAAAGAGTTTGGGCATATAACTTTAAGGTAACTCTAGACAACTCTGCTATTGTAAAAGAATTTACAGGATATACAAACATTATCTCTACAAACTATCCAAAACTTCCAGTGGGTAGAGGAGACTACGCATATGATGATAGAAACTATGGAACATTTGTGAATAACGCAGACTACCTATTTGTTCTTGACGAAGGCTTCCGTGCTATTCCAGCAGATATTCAGTACGCAACAGAAATGCTCATTGATGATCTAAAATGCGGAAAACTTGATTACTATCAGAAGTACATTACATCATATAACACAGATCAGTTTAGAATTCAGTTTGATAAAAAGATGCTAGAGGGAACAGGTAATATGGTAGTAGACAAGATACTTGATAAGTATATGAAGTCTATTACTAAAGTTGGGGTGCTATAATGGCTGCCTGCGAATCAACTGATTTTATTTTTCCACTGCTTGCAGACATCTACTATCCACTAACAGAGCAGGGTGCCTACGGAAACGTAAAAAAGACTTGGGTTTTGGATAGAAGCATTTGCTGCAATTTTAATGCCAGCGGTAATGCAGGTGGCGAAGACGTTAAACCAAACGTAAACATTACCAAAGAAATGATTCTTATTGGTAGAACAAAGACTGACGTTAGAATCTCAAGTCTTGACGATAGAAACGCTATCACAAACGTAATCATTACAAACATTAGAACTTCGGATGGTGTGCATATCTATAAAGAAACTGCAGGACCACGCTCTGGAAAGTCTACAATTTTTGAAGTGGCAGCCTACGATCCCTTTGTTGGCCCATTTGGAAGAATCGAACACTACGCTCTTGTAGTCAGAAGATCGGAAAACCAGGGGGTAGACGTATGATAAAGGTAACCTTAGACTCAAAAACATTTATGAAAGAAATGAACAATGTTATGAAATATTCCATTGGATTTCTTGAAGGTGCTCAATCTGGAAAGTCCGTGCTTCTAAAAAATATTGGAGTTCAGACTATAGAAATCTTAAAGCAGTATGTAGACTCAAACGCTAGAGCAAACCCACAAATGCTTCACCACATGTATGAGTGGAACTCTACAGGCAGCCCACAGGCAAGACTGTTCGACTTTGACTATACCGTTAGCAATCTGGGACTATCAGTTCTTTCTTCGTTTAGACAATCAACTTCTGTTAAAGATGGGTCGAACGTTCCCTTCTATGACAAAGCAAGAATTATGGAAGAGGGAATACCAGTAACCATTGTTCCCAGAAAGTCAAACGTTCTAGTCTTTGAAAATGATGGAGATACTGTGTTCTCTAAAGGGCCAATTGAAGTTGAAAGCCCTGGTGGAAGACAGGTTAACGGATCATTTAACAGAACTGTAGATGAATTTTTCAATAGATACTTTACTCAGGCTTTTCTAAGAACTAGCGGTATTGGTCAATACCTAGAAAACCCAGTAGTCTTTAAAAACAATTTGCCAAAGG